CATTTGTCAAATGAATTTTCTGTTAGCGTTTTCTTTCGGATTTCTCCTACGTCAGCCTGTGGGAACCGCATAACCCTCGGTCAAGCTCCACAAGTGTACGGATGCTGACCCCATCACTTGCTTCAACGCTGCGGCGGGCAGTCCTGCTGCCGCCTTCAAAGAATATTTACACCCACAAAATATTCTCAGATGTTATTTTCCAAATGCGATGATTGCTCCGATAATACCCGACACAAGCAATGTACAAATGCAAGTGATGATTGCAACCTTGACGCTGTTCACATTCTTTGCAATCTGCTTGTACGGTTGGTTCTCTGTCTCAGTAACCTTCTCAGACAGCTTACGCTCGGTTTCTTGCCACGCTTTTGCCTGCGCATCTACCTTACGATTGGTGTCGTCCACCTTGCCCTCGATATTACTGACACGCTGCGCAATGAGCTCAACGGAAGTAGCGATTTTATAGATAGCCTTCTGCTCGCTCTGGATTTCCTTCAGCTCATTTTCCAAGTTGTCAATTCTGTGCGTATTGGACTTGCATCGCTGCTCAGTCTCAATCAGCATGACGGTCTCTTGCTCAGTCATAAGAGAAACCTCCTCTGTTTTATTTGCTCCCTTCATTCGGTTCGACTATGGAGGCAATAGCAGAGTTCTGTTTCAACACGTCTTTCATTTCGCTCAGGGCATCATCAACGTATTTACTAAAGGTTTCAAATGGCAAGACCTTTGCCAACCAAGGGAAACGCTCGCAGAACTTGTCGTAAACAGAAGACAGCTTCAGTTTGCCCGTACCAGAACCGAACTCGCGCTCAGCGCCAAGAACAGCCTGCAGAAGCCATCCACGAATCTGCTCGTACTTCTTGTCGGTGGACAGGTTGCGCCAACGCAGGACAGCCATAACGCCGCCAACGATAAACACAATGCCAGTAACAATTACATACCAGTTCTCCACAATAAATTCCATATGCAAACTCCTCTCTAAAAGGTAGTGGGGCGGATTTCAGGTGCCGCCCTTCACCTTAGATTGCTGGACTCTCCCAGCTTGGGTCTTCGACGAAGCCTTTTGCCTTTGCGCTTTCGAATGTGATACCACCGGCAGAATGGTCAGATTTACACAGGTTCAAATAAAATGCGCATACCACGCCATGTGCCGACCACGGCAATCCAACCATTGCCCCAATCCACGGCAGCGCTCCGGTATAGTTCCGCTTTACACAATAGAACGCTAAAAGTAACCCACCGACTGTAACAATCCACAGAAGGGAGCGGATATCGTCAATCAGCTTTTTTGAAAAAGCGTCCTGTTTGCTTGTGCGTTTTCTCCTTCGCCTTGCTTGCTGTCTGCTGCCGCTGTATGTAGCCATCACGCTTTACCCATCAGTTTTGCAAAACGATAGAACAAAGCAGCAGCCTGTTCACGGGTAAGCTGGTCAGCCCAAGCATAGTTGGGTTCACCATTCACCTCAGTGCCAGTGCCATTGATGAGACCGTTGGAGATAGCCCACTCACGAGCTTCCTTGCTCCAAGTGCCGCAGTCATTGTCCTGCAGCTCTGCACGGTACTCCTTCATCAGTTCCTTGAATGTGTCCAGAGTCATATCTTCATCCTCCTCTTTGCCGTCGCTGATTCTCTTTTTGAACTCTTCCCACTGCTTGTCGCCGCTCGTCTTGTAATAGACGTTCGTGTCGGCGCAGCACCACGGTCTCGGACAGAGTTTTCCAGTCACATCGTAGTGACGGATAACGTGGTCGGCAGGAATGTTGTACTGAGCCATCAGTTTCTTTGTCAACCATACGAGGTTGTCCACAACTTTTGGTTCGAAATACCAATCGGTATCAGAAGCCATAACCCTTTTGCGATTGATTTTGGAAGGGCGTGCTTCAATCCCGATGGAGTTAGAGTTGCGGCACTCAGGGTGCTTGTACTTGTTCGCACCACAGTGCCATGCGATGTCCTTATCGCGGACACAGCGATAGATGGTATCGCCCTCGTCAAGCGCATAATGGGCAGACGCTTGAATACCCGGTGTCTTGAAATATTCAGAGACACTCTTTGCAGTTCCGAGCGCACCGAAATAATGAATGACGATGTACTTCGGAGTCATGTTGCCTGAACGGAAGTTAACCGTTGTCAGGTTGTCTACAATTTTCAACTTGCATCCTCCTTCCTGTTCTGGTGTATTGATTTGGATTTTGCCAGCGAACTTGTCGTAATAAGCTTGTCCGTAGCTGGCTCGTTTTTCTTGGACGCTCTGTCCCTGATTGGCAGGACGTTCAAATTGGAGAAGAACAGCATTGGATGCCTCACGGATAGACGATGCGCTCTTGAGGGTGCTCAGCAGCCCAGAATAGCCCACAGACAGCTCTTTAAGCAGGAAGTTGAGCTGGGCATCCATGTCCCCTACGGACGCTCCTGCGGCTTTACAGGAGGCAAGGAGAGCGTCCTTGCGTGACCAGTACGTCCACTGAGCTAATCCGTAACCGGCACTGTCTTTCACAAAGTTGGAATAACTGCCGCTATCGACGGCGGCAGTATATTCTTCATCAGTCATGCCAAGTTTCTTCTCGTATGTATTTTGGAGGTTCTTGGGATTCAGTCCGCTCTCTGCAAAAAGATTCCCCATCAAACCCGCGACGCCGAAATCATTCAGACCAGCAGATTTCAGATAGCGCCAGATTTTTTCGTCGGCGTTCATGCGAACCACCTCCTCGATAAAAGCATTGTTTTATAATCAGACAATCTTGTAATGCGGCTTCTCTTCGCCGAAAAACCAATAGCGGAGATAATCGTCAAACACGATTGCCACGACAGATAAGCCAACCCACGCAAAATAGAACGGCAAGCAGACCTGCCCCAAAATGTTAAGCGGGAGTCCAGAATAATCCCAGACTCCCAGCTTCAACCATATATTCACGATAACGCCGGTGATAAACTCAAGGCAGGTCACCAACGTTCCGCCGATTAAGGCTTGCCACACGATTCCTAATTCCCACGGGAAGAGCTCGTTGATTAAGCCAATAGAAACAAAGCACAGTCCACCGAGAATAAACATGGATGGATGACTGTGCCCACGCCAAAGCATCTCAATGCCGACATAAATTGCGCCGCCAATAACAGCAAGCACGAGCAGCTTGAGACATATCTTTAGCCGCTTCATATCAGTTGCCGAGCTTTGCCATGATAGCGTTCATCTGAGCCTGTGCAACAGCGAGCTTTGCGTTCATCTCAGACAGATACGGTTCAGGCAGAGTCATACCATATGTGACGGCGGAGATTTCTTCAGCACCATCTAAAGACTGTACATACGCCTTTAGAGCATTGTGATAAGTGGTCTGAGTTGTAATAAGGGTCTGCGCCGCAATGTAGATTTGGGCAATTTCTGTGGCTGTGTAGAGACGGCAGACACCGCCATCCGATTGATACGGGAACTCTGTACCGCCAAGTTCAACGACACGGAACAAGTTTGCGATATTTGCTTGGTCTTCGATGCTAAGATTAAAATGAACAGCACCCTGTGTCAGCTCCAAATCAATACCGGCAACAATGATGGCATTGCAACTCTTGGAGATTTCTGCAATCTTTGCTGCCTTGATAACAGCAAGAGAGTTATCCTCTCCGACAATCTCAATTACATCCTCCATCGTGACCCAGTCACGTTCGACAGCCTTCAAAAGACCATTCATATCGATAACGCCAGACTGGTACATAGCTTTCAGTTTTTCTTTCATCGGTTACACCTCCAGCGCAGAAAGAATCAATTCGTCAACGAGGTCACGCTGATGGGCAACCAGAGCGCCACCGTCACATTTGGTAACGACCACGGTGTCGGCACCCTCGATGTCAGAATGACCTACGAGATTGTAAGGCGTGCTTCTAAAGGCAACACCGATGGCTTCGTCTTTAGTGGTCGGGGCGAAGCTGCCACTCTCAGTGATTTTGATGTACAGAACAGAGTCGGTCATACCAAGCTCGGTTCCGTCCAGTGTGATAATTCGATACATTTAAGCAACCTCCTTTGCTCCTACCAACTTTGCGATGTGTCGGAGCGAATCAATATCGGCATTGAAGAAGTCGTGGTTCCACAGCCAGAAATCTGCGTACTCGATGCGCTTGTACGGCTGACAAGCAGGGTCGTCCCAAACCTTGTCCCACCGGTTCTGGTAGTTTGCATCGCGTTTGGCAAGCGTCTTTTGAATGGCTTGTGTTAATTTTCCACGGAGCATTCCTGCGCCATCGTCGTCACGGGCAAAGAACTGATGCGCGTTCTCGCTTGTTACAACGCAGAGGAGCTTGTCACCGTGGAAGATATATCCATTGGCTTCTTCACACATGGTCATAGCGGGGAGATTTACTTCGCCGCAAATTGCTTTGTCCTTGAAGCGTCTATGCACAACATATTTCATCCTTTTTTCCTCTTTCTCTAAAGTTTTCAATTCGTTCCGGCGAAAAACCGAAAACCGAATAAAAAAGCCTACGCAACCGAAGCACACGATTATGGTCGTCGTAGGACTCAAAGTATGCGAGCATTCCGTTTACGGAAGTCCAGAGGTCGTCGTATGACATTTCTCCATTCTGGATTTTTGTACGGAATGCTTTTATTTTTCTTCGTGCCCGCTTTACTCCATCACGATTTCCGTTCATCACAACACGACCAGTTTCGGTCAAAATAAATTTTGCTTTGCAATAACGGAACGGCTTTGTGAGCGGGACAATTCTTGACTTTGATTTGCTGACAGTCAGCTTGAGACTCTCTGCCTTTGCCACAATCAGAGCCATGATTTCTTTGGCGTCTCGGTCAGGCGGAACAATGACGTAATAATCGTCCATGTAATGACCGGCGCACTTGATAGAGAGTTGGCATTTGATAAAGTTGTCCAGTGCAGACGGAAACGCAATCATTTCTGCCTGACTTGGCTCGACACCAAGCGGTAGACCAACTCCGCCCGAAACAGTGTTGACAACATCGTCTCCGATTTTTCTGATATCTGGGTTCAGCAATAGCTTCTCATGCCGCTTGAAGATTTCTTCATGGGACACAGATGGGAAGAACTGTTTGAAGTCAATCAGAATCACATTCCCATCTCGTCCATAACGACGGAAGTGCCAGCGCAAGTCCTCTTTTAACATTCTCTTTGAGAACTCAAAGCCCTTGCCTTCAAGACTGGCGCCGTTGTTGTAAATCATCTCAGGACGATACAACGGTAGAAGTACCTTCTTGGTATAAACCTTGTGGACTTGACGGTCTTGGATTCTCGGTGCATCAATAGGGCGGGTCTTGCCGCGTTCTGAAATCGTGAAATGTACATATGCACCCGGAATCCATTTTCGCTCAAGCAATAAACGTCGTCTGCGTGCTGTTCCAGAAAACAGGTGCATCTCAAAACGTTGGGTGCTGTTCTTCCAACGAACACCGTTGCAGCATTTCTTTCCGGCTTTGTACATATCATCGTATCCAAAGACATCATGCAGACCGCCAACTGTGGCGGCACGCCTTAACCTATTCTCTTCGCGCCTTGTCTTGCGCCTTTCGTAACGTCCTTTACGTCTACTCATAAAAATTATTCACCCTCCGTACAGATGTCTTGTAGGGCATCGTCTAATCTGCTTAATTCGTGACACATGAAACGAGGTAAGATACATCTCTCGCCATGCACGCACGGAGACTCCGGCGGCGTTCGTGTCAAAATATCAAAGGGTAGTTTCGGATTTTCATCACGGGAAGTATTTCTCCTTTCGTAAGGGTCATAGTTCACCCTTTGGGCTACTACGATTGACCCAGACCATTTCTGGTTTACGAAATCCGGGGCGACGCCATTGGAATTCCTTGCGTTGTTATTGTTCGCGTTGCCGTTCGTGTTCACATTGCAGAAGTTGTTGCTGTTGTTGTAATTAGGAGAACGCTCCCACCACCAAGCAGTGGAACAGAGAGAGGCAAAAGACTCCCAACCGACAGGTTTTACAGAAATACACCCATAAATTTTCATAGACGTTTACCGGCTCTTATCGCTTTTCAACACATTGGTCAAAAGACCATTTTCTGCATCGATTAAATCACCAAGTTCCTGCGCCATGTGCTCCAGCTTTTTCTTCGCGTCTGACGCACCGACAGAGTTTCCGCTACCGGTCGTAAAACAACCGGACGGGTTCGTCATCATCAAGTCGTAACAATGAGCAAGGTGGACATCGAGAGCCATCAGGGAGGCTCTCGCTTCGAGCAGATGTTGCTTACGAAGTTCTTTTCGTGCCGCATCAGATGGATAGATGCTGTTTGCTTTTTCTGCGTGGTCTACAACTTCTGAGGCAAGCTCCGACACGGACTTAGATACGAGCCGGGAGTACCGAGATGACAACCTCGACAGGAAAGCGATGGTTTGGATGTAGATTTTGTTCGCCACATTGACGAACTCAGCCTTACTTTCAGACCTGTGTGCTTTTAGGACTGACATAAGATGCTCCTTTCGTTCTTGGATTTATCAGCTTTGAATACACTATTCGCAAGCCGTTTCACCCCTAATCGCAAAGGGTGTACCTTTGCCGATTATAGGATGGGGAGGGGGACGAGGTTCCCTTGCAGTTACCGCAGAGGGTGTACCGTTCCTCTCCCTTAATGGTTTGAACACGCCCACTTCCGTGGGCTTGATACTGTTGATGCAAGATTAGACGCGGAAAGCCGGGGCGACGCCATTGGAATTCCTTGCGCTGTTACGGCTCGCGTTGCCGTTCGTGTACACACTGCAGAAGCGGGTGCTGTCGCCGTAACTAGGAGAACGCTCCCACCACCAAGCAGTGGAACCTGTTGCGCTGTGACGGTATTTCACCTTCGAATTTCCAGCAGAGTAATACGCATACTGCGCCTGATAGTTCTTTTCGGCAGAGTTCGCATAGGTGCGTGTGCCGAAAATCTCATACTCAGCCAGCAACGGAAGGTAGTCTGTGGTCTTAGTAACATAAGACGCATTGTCACTACCACCGCCTGTATTGTCTGTGTAGATAGTCATCGGCTGCATCACAGCACGAAGGTCAGACGGAAGTGCAGCCATTAGCGTATTTGCGACAGGGTTTGTCGCAGTTGTTGCCGTGGCATCACCATCATTCGTGTTCGTTGAGCCAAGCACATCGTATCGCAGGTCACAACCCTTCCAGCCACCAGAGTTGGTGTTTGAGCTGTGGTTCATATTGAAATACTTGGTTCCGTTTGTTGAGTAGCCATCGTACTTGCCATCAACTAAACAAATATCCGTGCCACCAGACAATGCGGTTTTGAATGTGCCAAATGTGATACCGTTACCTTCCTTGCTGCTATTGTGGTTAAAGCCAATAATATAAGCGTAGTAAGTACCGTTCACAGCCTGTGTGCCGACAGTGCCATTTACAGCCACAGCCTTACGGTCTCCGACTGCCCAGTAGCTTGCGCCAGTTCCAGAAACACTGTGGATAGCCGCCCAAGAGTTGTCATTCAGCGTAGCAAGAATAAACTCTGCTGTAACTTTGACAGTCTTACTTGCCGGTGCAGAATAGTTCGTACCAGCAGTGCAGCTCACGGTGATAGTAGCTTCGCCATTTGTTTGGTGGACGTGAGAAACAGTAACTGTATTCCCGCTACGGGAAACAGTGGCAACGCCAGTTGCGCTGGAGGTCACGCTCAGCGTGCCATCGTGGTTGCCGCCAATCGTGAACGTATCAGTAAGCTTACTCAAGCTAAGCTTGATTGTTGTCTTACTCACAGTCAACGTACCAGTCGCTTTACCAATAGACCAAACAACGTTCTTGGCGGTAGTCGCCCCATCAGACCAGCGATAGTCGGTTTTCGGCGTAAAAGAAGCCGTGTAATTGCCTGCGTTCGTGCCGGATGTCGTACCGCCAATCGTCATATAAGTCGTGTTATAATTGCTCCAACTCGGAGACTGAGAAGACTTATTGTAGGTCAGTGTACCGCTCTGGGCGGGTACGTTCGCAATCGTGATACGGTTTGCTGTACCAGTCGTCCGCTGAGACGTAGAGGTGTTGATACCGCCGTCCGTGGTCTCTGGGAAGAAAGCAATGTAATACTTCGTTCCGTTTGTCAGACCGGTAATCGTCAACGGCGTGCTGGAATATCGGTTGCGTGTCGTGACCTTTAGCGTATAAACAGCGCCGGAATCATCCTTGCTTGTAGGGTAGCTGCCGCTCTTCACAACAATTGTGGTGCTTGCCCACGATGCCAGAGTCACGCCATCGGCAGAGATAGAAGCAGAAGGGTCAGTCCACTTAACGGTCATCTTGCCGTTGCCTGCTTCAGAAGAGGCACTCATGCCGGTAACATTCCAGCTTGTGATGCCTGCGACCTGAACAGTCGGAATCGCATTGAATTCGTCATCCGTGCTGTCAGTGTAGGCATTTGCAGTTGTATAGGGGAAGAACTTATAGTAATACTTCGTTCCGTTGGACAGACCACTGTCACAGAAGTAAGTATTCTTATAAGCGTCTCGTGTTTTACTATCGAGAACGATAGTGCCGTCACGACGGCTTGTAGGCGCGGAGCCCGCCTTACGAACAAGCAGGGTACCGCCCCAAGCAGCAATCGTAGAACCTGCCACAACGAGGTCATCGGGGTCAGTCCACTTCACATAGACTTTCCCAGAAGAAACCTGCGTGGTAATACCGGAGACAGCCGCAAGTGTCAGACCGCCACTGCCTGAACCTGCGCCGCCGGGGAAGTTAGATAAAATAGGCATTTTTACGCCCCTCCTTTAACCTAAGAGAATGATGTAAACAGGAATGTCACGCTCTGGCATCTCGCCATCAGCGGCGATAGTCAATGTACCATCAGCCTGTCCGATAACTGAGAGCATTGCCTCACGAGCAATTTCACGCTGTTCTGCAGTCGCATTATGAGCAACAGAGATTGTGCCGTTCTGCGATGCAGTAAGCCCGCTAATCGTGAGGGTTTGCGTGTAGGGCGCATCGACACCAACCCATGCAGACGCAAGCAGAGTGGTATTGATTGCCACACTGCTGTTTGCTTTCTCACCAAGGGCAGCATCGATTTTTACCATATTGGAGTTCTCGGTTCCATTCATCTGGTTGCGCCATTCCTGAAAGCGAGTTGAGCTGTCATCGGTCAAATAGAGGTTGTAGTTTGGTGTATTACTCATTTACTGCACCACCCTTTCAACCAAGCAGGATAACAACGACTGGAATATCGCAAGTGGGTACAGACCCATTTGCGGCAATCGTTACAGAACCCGCTGCTTGACCACAGATATACATTTCTGCTTCAGACGCAGCAGAGAGCTGTTCATCGGTAATGCTCTGAGACAAGCCGATAACACCATTCTGCGTTGCACCAAGCCCAGCAATGGTAAGTGTCTGTTGCCCACTCGCCCATCCTGCTGCGGTCAACGTAGCAGTAACAGCATTGCTTGCATCACACTTTTCAGCAAGAGCAGTCAGCATCTCTTCATCATCAAAGGGGAGCTGAGAATACTTCTTTGTACCGTCTCCAACTTTCTTACGAACGCTACCACTGGCTGTATCAACAATGATGATTTCACCATCCAAAAGGATGGGGTCTTTTGCTGTCCAGTTTGCGCTCGTGTCTCGCTTTTGTCTGATTCGTGCATTATATTCAGCCATACAGTAGCCTCCTTATAAGCAAAGCCCCGCCGTGCATAACACACGACGGGGTTGCTTGTGTTTTATTTATGCTCAGATGTTAACAGAGGCGCTGCCACAGTTGAACACAATATAACCGGAAGCCTGCTTCAGCTCAGTAATATCGTGCTCATGGTTTCCAGCAGCCTTGCTGTCCCAATCCGCGACCTTCTCAGCGGAGATACCGTCGAGAACGGTCTTGTTTGCGTGCTCATGCTGCTTAGCAACAGCGCCGTCCCACGCATCGACCTTATCCTGAGAGATAGTGTCGAGGATAGTCTTGTTGTCATGCTCGTGCGCCTTCTGTTCAGCGGCGTCCCACTTTGCCTTATCGCCGGTAACAATCTTGTCCAGCTCAGCCTTGTTCGTATGGCTGTGCGCCTTGCCGATAGCAGACTGCACGTCAGCATGGAGCTGTGCCAGAGTCACGGAACCCTCGGTGAGAGTAGCAGTCACCTTATGGTCAGCGCTGACATCAATCACAATCTGGTCGCCAACCTTGGAGCCAGAAGTGACGTACTCAATCAGGCTGCCAACATTGATGTAGATGTTGTCTTCAGTAGCGTTGGCAAGAACCAGATGCAGGTATGTACCAGCCTCGCCCCACGCACCAGCCTCAGCCTTTGTCTCAACCGTACCGGACTCAACAACCATATCCTTGGGGATATCGATATTCACATCCAGATTGGTAGCCGTCTGCTTGATGTTGTAGCGCTTTGCCACGCCATCCGGGGTAGAAGGAGTGACAGTTACGGTATAGTCGGTCTGAGCAGGAATCTTACCGATT